CCACGCTTGACCGCCGCGCCGCGGAAATTGCCGCGAAAATCATTTGCGGAATGCCGAGACTCGTGCAGGACGAGACGATACACAGGCAGCACAGCATACAAAAAACGAATTTGAGCCATGCGCCAATATTTTGAATGAATTTCCATACTGGTCCCAAGACGATATTTGAGAATTCTTTCAGACCGCCTCCCGTCTTGTTGACTGCCGTATTGATACCTTTGCCCGTCTTATCTACAGCGGTATTGACCCCCTTGCCCACCTTGTTCGCGGCATCTTTGATCTTGTTCAGAGGATTGAACGGCTCTCGTTCCGTATACGTGCGCGACACGGACTCGAACGTCATGACTCTACGCTCTATTTAAATTGACGCGATAAATTGCCACTTGAGGTCGCCGCAAATGCGTTTCCAAATCGCGTCCATCTGGTAGAGCTTGCTCTGGGCCTTGAGGAGCGCAAAGTATTGGAGCAGCTCATCTTGGCCCAGGAGCTCGCACATCTTATATAGGACGTACCCATAACTCAAAAAGTTCTTGCGTTTCGGCGCGATAATCTTGACCCAATGATCGAATGGCGCTTGGATCTCGTGAAACATGGTCTTGAGTTTCGTCTCGAGCGCGGGGCTGAGCGTCGGCGCCGGCGTACCTTCCAGCGCATTGCAAATGGCGTGCGTATGCTCGTACCATTTGCTGAGTCGCAGCTTCTTGAGGTGTGCCTTGATCCGGACGGGCGTGATATCTGCGCGCGTCGTCGCACGCATCTTCTTGAATTCTGCCCGGACGGCATCGAGAATCTCGTCCGGTATGACGGTCGATTCGCGCGCCTGGAGGGTATTCAACCATTCGCTCTGCGTAGGGAAGGAGATGTGAGTCTTGGATTCATGGAACGCACCGTTGGCCGCACATGACTCACTGCGCCAAAAGAAGGGGGGAGGGTGAGCATGACCGAAAACCGTTTCCGGACCGCTGATAACGTACCGAAATGGTTGACTCGTTTGTAGGCGCAGTGCGACGAGACTTCGCGCGATACTTGCTCGTTGAACGAGAGATTCGTCGAGTTCATTTCCATGTAGGCCTTGGACTCGCCGCATTTGGGACAGACCATCATGGATTGCGCCTGGTCGAATATCGTCGACGAATCGCATGTCGCACAGACCCAATCCGGCTCGTGATGTTTCATTGCCGCTTGTTTCTTGGCTCCGGCGTTGAGTTTCGTGTACATGTACGAATGGTCGCCCTCGACTTCTGCCATATATTTCCTGAACAGCTCGTTCTTTGACGATGTGGCCGTGACGGTGAACCCGTAATTATCAAGGTGCGAGGCGTGTGCCCTGTCTTTTGTCGTATCGGCCGTGTCGACGTCGCGCGTATACTCGTCAATCAGCGGGACGGCCTTGAGCATGTATGCTACAGCGCCTTCCGTATCGCCAGCCGCAACCATCTCCTTGATTCTCGCATCGTACCGCGACTCGAGCGTCCCGCGCGACTTGTCCGTATCGTTTTCCATATCCCGCGTCTTTGGCGGGAAGCTTTAAGCCGCTTAAAGACGAGACGCCACGCATCAGATATGCTCGATCGTCTCGCGCGTTGGTGGTACGGTCCCCCGCCCGCGCGTCGCGTCGCCAAGGTCATTGCGTTCAACGAGGGCGATCCAGTCCATGGATTCCACGAATACCTGAAGTGGGATGCAGACGAATTTCGAGGCGTGGCGTGGCACAGCGCCGTTCGGGCCCTGACGGGTTTCCCCGAATCGCGCCTCGAAATCCGGCTGGTTGAAGGATACAGGAAGCGGCGCGTTGTCGTGTACCCCGGCGAGATCCTCGATACCGATTTCCCTAAATCTCAGCGGCCAATGGTCATGTCCGCCCAACTCGTGCCTCTGCCCGGAAGCGGCGCGACAGGCATGAACGTGACGCGCCGCATCCAGAAATATCTCGGGAACGATCTCAGATCTGTACATGACATGTTTCCATTCGACGATGCTGAGGATAATGCCCAGCGATTCTCGCACGTCCGGATCCTCAATTTGGCCTTGACGGTCGTGGATATGCCTTTACATTGCAGGGGCAAAGAAGGCGTCAGCTTGGAGTGACGGCACGGCCTCGAACTGCTTGACATACAAGATCGTGAGCGTCGCGGCAACGGCAGCTGACGCGAGACCCTTGCCGAGGACCTTTTCGGCTTCGGCATCCTTGATAATCCACTTGACAAATGCCCAGTGGAGGAGCGCGGTGAGGATGGCGGCAATGAGCGCGACGACGGCGGGGCTTTGGAGATCCATTGTGTGGTACAAACTTTTTTTTTCTCGATTTTAAGCGGCGTCACGCAAACTCGTCCTGCGCGAAAAACTCGGGGCGCGGCGATGCGCGGGTCAGTGGTTGCGGCATCTGCGGCGCCGGCGGGGCGTGCTGGACCTGCGAGGGAAGCGACGGCTGTGCGAATTGCGCGATTTGAGGCGACTGCGGCCTTGAGAATTCGTGCTCGGGCGCTGCGGGCATCGTTTGAACAGGCATGCGGACGGGGATTTCCAGCGGTTGCGGCGTGGGGCTGCGCGGCGGCGACTCGTCCTCGGGCGGCGGCGACTCGTCCCGCTGCGGCTGCTGCGATTGCATTTGCGATTGCATTTGCGATTGCATTTGCGATTGCGATTGCGAAGGCTGGTCATTGAACGATGCAGCCATGGGATCGATCCCTTCATCGTCGACGGCGACGTGGAGGTACGCTTTGAGAAGCTGATCGATCGGCACGTGTTGCCGGATAGATTCGTCGACGGCATCGCGCATGAGCGTCGTCCTGGCGCGCCGATCGGCATACGCGAGTTTGGGATCATGGAAAAACTCCTTGGCGACGTGGACGTAGACGCTATGAACGAATGCCGTCGATTGAGGCAAAGAGATGCGGACGTTGCTTTGCTGCGATTGGTTGAGTCGAATTGACCCGAGGACTTTGGTGTAACTCACGCAACATGCGGCAATGAGGTCCTGGAGCTGGGGATTGCGTCGCTCGATCTCGTTGGTCCGATCGTCGATCTGCGACGAGTTCCAATTAGGCACCTGACGGAGCAATTCGCGGAATGCTTTGGTGCTTTTCTTTGACGAGTCGTAAAGACGCGCGATCGTGTTCAGAACATAAGGCGAGAGCAGATCGGCGAGCTGAACAGTGTACTCGTGCTTGGCCTCTACCAGCAGAGGCGACAGGGTCATACGTGTGTCCGCACAAAAAAAATTCATGTTTCAAACGATTACACATGCCGGCATTCGAAGAAAAAAACGAGCGTTCGATTACCAGTTAAGTTTCGCTTTCAAATCGTCCAATTTTTTGCTAATAAGCGCCGACGACCCGAATTGCCTTGGCAATCCGATTTCTTTTTTTGGTCGAGCGCGCACCGCAGGCACCGGCGTCGACGCAGGCGCCTCCCGCGTTCGGGGTCGTTTTGCCGGCTCAGGTTTCCAATCGATCGATAGGATCTCGCCATGTACACGCACGCGAAACCCGGAAATTGTCATTTTCTCCGATGCGTACCGCGCCGCATGCGTGACGTCATACAACGGTCTTCCGGGGACAAATGGTGGAATGCGGAATTCGAGTTGCGTTTGGCCCTGTGCCGCTGCTGCTTTGATGCGGTTCGTGATCTTGCCGTAAATTTCCTTGTATGTCTGATGATTGATCGCGCTCTTATTGACGCGGAGGCGCCTGGCCTCGTCGGCCGTCACCATTTTTCTACCATTCGCCCAGATTCTTTTTACCGAAAAAAAATCCGCTGGTAAATAAGAAATGTATGCCGTCGTGGCGATATGCATTGTCGTCGCGCTGCTTGGCGCCCGCGCGTGGCTGAAATGGCGCGCGAGACGAGCTGCAGAGTATGCAACGTGTCTCTCGGCCGACGAGACGAACGCGATCTTGGCGGACGATCCAGACGGCTTTGTGGCGTCACTGACGAAATGGGACCTCAAGGCCCGGGGCGTGCGATCGCCTGAAGCGTATATGCGCCGCATTTCGAGTGCCGGAAAAGACTTTACGGACGCCGAACGGTTAATGGTATATCGTCTGGCACGCGAGGCCGACGCCAAATTTGCAGGCATCACGGAAATCGATGGACGTGCCGCGGCCGCCTTGAAATGGACGGTCGCCAAAGTATCAGAAAACTACGAGCGGGGTATGGCGCATACGCGTCGCATAAGAACCGACCGCATCGTCATTTTTCTACCGGAGTCGGCGCTTCGAGAATCGCGCGACGACATTCTCGATACGCTCGTTCACGAAAAAGTCCACGTCTACCAAAAGGCCTATCCTATCGAAACTGCGGCGTGGATCCAGGCACGGGGATTTACGCGATGGATGCGTCGCGTCGATCTTGCAGCAACGGGCGTCCGCGTCAGGTCAAATTGCGATCTGGACGAATGGGTGTACGTCACGCCCGACGCGCGTCGTCCGATGTTGATCGAGTACGATACAGAAACGAATGACGAGACGCAGGCGGCAATGGAGCATCCATACGAGCTGATGGCGTACGGGATATCCAAAACGGTATCTAAGACCGGATCATCGCCGTCGATTCGTGCATCAGCTTGACGGCTTTACGAGCCGCTTTTTTCGAGGCGCGCGCATCGCCTCGCGTCGCTGCCTTGGCGGATTTTTTGACGAGACTCTTGTACTTGGAGAACCATTCGGGCGCGTTCGGTTCAGAGAACGACGCCGGCTCCTGAAATTGTTCGGCTTTGGACTTTGGAGGACACGTCGTCCCGCCCCCAGAGCAGCCGCACCCACACGGCGTCCGCCATACGATATAAGCCGCAACGACACCGAGACCGACAAGCGTCAATTGCATGATCAGGGGATACATGGACGGCCGATTTTTTTGCGTATGGGGATTTTGGATACGTGGCGTCAAACGCATCCAAAATTCGTTGTATTTTTTCGTTCCTTCCTTTCTTGAGAAAATTACGCGGTTGGCGTCTCGGGCACCGGAGGCTCGGCGCCGGGCTTGGCGATACGACGGATGCGCGAGTGAAGCTGCTTCGTTGCCGTGAGCTGAGCCTTGAGCTTGGCGATTTCCTCCGTCTGCTTGAGGTTCTTGGACTTGAGCGTGTCAACGTGCTTCTGAATCTTTCCGACAACCGAGTCCATTGGGGATATACGAGACGCACGGAACTTTTTTTCGAAAATCAAACGCGCCAAACCGCGGTGCGACCAACGCGGTTAAAGGAGCCCTCGGCCCCCCTTGCCACTGATCCAGGGAAACGCCATGCCGCCGAAGAAACGCCCGGGCGCTGAAAACGAAGAATTCGATGCGCGGAAGCGCGAGCGTCAGGCTGCCGTCATGGCCACCATGGAAAACATGGACGCGGCGACGACGCGCCGGACGCTCGGCGAGATTTCCGAGCGGTGGCAACTCGATACGATGGGTCACGAGATGACGTATCAGGACTCGATCGAGCTGGCCTTTCGGAATTTCGGCATTGATGTCTCGGGCGATATCAATATGGGCGACATGAACAGTTTCGGTCTTCGGGAGTTGGACGAACGGATCCACGGGCAGGAGATGGAGCTTGTCGCGCTGTACCACAAGCTGCGGGAACATAAGCTGCTTGAGGATCCCGAGACGTTGCGTCGGACGATGGCGTGCTTGGAGCAGGTCTACTACGCCAAACGCACGATCCTCAACGTCTTCCAGAGCAAGCTGGCCGTCCATCACATGCAATCGACGCTCATGCCCGACAACGTCAACCCCTTCAGCCTCGACGAGGAGCTCGACACGCGACTCGGGTCGTGGAGTCTCCGGTTCCGTTGGATTGACGATAACACGCTCCCGACGCAAAAGCTCCTTCTCCACATGCTGGACCGCTCGATGGAGAAACGGTACCGTCGACAGGGCGACTGGTGCTACGAACCGGTTCTCGTCGACGGCCATAGCACGCACGCCTGGCGCCCCGTCATGCAGATCAAGGACTGGATGTACGCCGAGACGCGCAAGGAGACGAATTGGGAGCAGTGGCAATGGTTGACGGCCAGCGGGAACACGCCCCGAACCGTCGTCGAGTACCTGACAAACTGCTGCGACTATTCGTTTCCGGAGCTGAAAAAGGACCGTAATACGTTTGCATTTGCCAACGGCGTCTACCGGTCCCGGACCAACGAATGGTTTCCACACATCAATTCGAAACTTCCGGAGACGATTGCCGCGTGCAAATATTTCGCCCTCGATTTCCCGACCGAGTACATTGACGTCCCTGCCGCCCAGATCCCAACGCCATATCTCGACATGATCATGGACTTTCAGGAGTGGGAGCCGGCCGTCAAGACGTGGATGTACATTCTGCTGGGACGGCTGATGTACGATCTCGGCGACCTGGATTCGTGGCAGGTCATCCCGTTTTACAAGGGAATGGCCTCGAGCGGTACGTCCCGGAACGTTCTGAAACACCTCGACGCGCGAATCTCACTCGTTTATTTTTGCAGGCAAGAGTACGATCGTCCTCAAGGTCGCGAAGCAATTCTACGAAGACATCGATTGCGGGACATTATCGAATAATATCGAGTCCAAGTTCGGCTTGAGTCAATTCCACGATAAATTGCTCTTTGTCGCCCCTGAAATCAAGAGCGACCTCAAGATTGAGCAGGCCGAGTTCCAATCGATCGTTTCCGGGGAAGATATCACGATCAACGTCAAAAACCGCACTGCCTTTAGCAAAGTATGGAAGGTGCCTGGCGCGCTGGCGGGCAACGAGGTGCCGTCATGGTGCGACAACTCGGGCTCCATCGCGCGTCGCATCGTCCTCTTCGACTTTAGCAAATCCGTCACGAATGGAGATATGCGTCTTGCCGATAAGCTGGCTTCCGAGTTGCCATCCATTCTCATGAAGTGCAACCGTCTCTACCTCGACGCCGTGTCCAAATGGTCGACGACCAATATCTGGACGGTGCTTCCCAAATATTTCTTGCACACGCGTGACGAGATGGCGCAGTCGACCAACGTCCTCGAAGCCTTCCTGAGCTCCGAGGACGTGATCGTTCAAGACGGCGCCTTTTGCAGCCTGGACGATTTCAAGAGCGCGCTCAAGGTCTTTGCGACGCAGAACAATTACGCGGTCAAGCGCTTCAGTACGTTGCAGCCGGCCCCGCCCGCGCCGCCGTAGTGCACTATCGCCCCACCACGTCTCACACACCCCCCTTTTTTCTGCAGCATGGGAATTCTTCCGCGGTCCAATGGACAAGCACAGGATCGTCAAGGTGCGCGACGCCCGCGAACACATGGGCAAACGAGTCACGCGAGATTGGCTAAACGGCGTAGACCTGACGGCCCTGCACGTCGAAAACACCTTGGGTTAGCGCGACGAGTCACTGGACCAGCCGCCGGGCGTCCGCATGCCTGTAACGCGTCCAGACGAAACTGACGATGTGGGAACGGGAACCTGGAGGGTACGATTGGCGTTTGGCAGGCCAGCGAGCCAGGCCGCCGACTTCCACGATGCACTGGACGTTGCCGGCGTCGCGGATCGCCTTGACGCTGCCGGCGTCGCGGATCGCCTGGACGCTGCCGGCGTCGCGGATCGCTTGGACGTTGCCGGCGTCGCGGATCGCCTGGACGTTGCCGGCGTCGCGGATCGCTTGGACGTTGCCGGCGTCGCAGATCGCCTTGACGCTGCCGGCGTCGCGGATCGCTTGGACGCTGCCGGCGTCGCGGATCGGCTGGACGCTGCCGGCGTCGCGGATCGGCTGGACGCTGCCGGCGTCGCGGATCGCTTGGACGCTGCCGGCGTCGCGGATCGATTGGACGCTGCCGGCGTCGCGGATCGGCTGGAGGCTGCCGGAGTCGCGGATCGGCTGGACGCTGCCGGCGTCGCGGATCGGCTGGACGCTGCCGGAGTTGCAGATCGCTTGGACGCTGCCGGCGTCGCTGCCGGCGTCGCGGATCGCCTGGAGGCTGCCGGCGCCACTTGCCTGGACGCTGCCGGCGTCGCGGATCGCCTGGAGGCTGCCGGCGCCACTTGCCTGGACGCCCGATTCGGTGATGCTTGCCGGGGCCGCTTGCTTGGGCCCGCCGGTCGCCTTCTGGGTCGCTTGCTCGGGACCGACGCGCGCCGGGTCCGCGCGTCGCGACGCAGCAGCTTGCGCCGTTGCGCCTCGGAATTGGCAAGACCTTGCGCGTAGGCATGCGCCCAGACGTTCTTCGTCGACATTTTCTGTTTCGGGTTCTTTGGGCGCTTCTCGACAAAGTTTGGCGCGTCGGGGCGGTAGCCCGCGTACCCCGTGACCACGCCTTTGCGGCCCTTTTTATAGACAAAGTCCCGCTTGACGTTTGTGAACCGGACGCTGCGGCTCGGGTCGTACCTGAACCGGGGCCCGCCCTTCCGCCGCTTATTCTGATGATCGAGCTCCTTGAGCGCCATATCCTCAGTGTAAAAATCGTCCTTCCCAATCTCGGCAATCTCAGCCGCCGACAATTTGTAGACTTTCTTGAAGACATACGTCCGTGGATCGTCTACCAAATCTCCACGAAGCATCTTGTGGAACTTGGTGACGCGATGCACCGGCTCACCCTTGGCACGCCACGCCTTGACATCTTCGCACGCCTTTTTCTTCGTATAGCCGGGGTACATGCTGAGGAACTTGATATCGTTTGGGACGCCGTGCACCTTGGTCAATGCAAAGTGTCTCGGATCCTGGCCCAGCGGCACGCCGCACGTCCCATCACGAGAAGCTCCTTGGCCCATCCTTTGTTACTCGTTGAACGCGAAAATAAAATCACGCGTAGCGGCGGCGCGCGGTCGGCGACCTTTTCTTCCCGACGGGCTTCCATGCAGGCTGGGCACGCGCCTGGAGCGCAATGCGCGCGCTGCGGCGGGCGTTCTGGACCGCGCGGTTCGTTTGGTTTTTCGGTACGCGCGCGTTTGCGGCGTTTGCATTGCGCAAAGCCAGCGCGTTCGATGCGCGGCGCTCGAGGTTTTTGATCGTGCGCATCTGCGCGTCGATGGTCGCCTGGAGCATCGCGCGCGCTGCGTCGTTGCGTTGCGCGGCCGCGTTCGGGCGAGATGCAGAACGTCGCGTGGCCTGCAAATCGGCGATTCGCGCCTCGAGGGCCACGCGCGCCTCCTCCAATGCGCCAAGCTGCGCCGCGTCAATTGCGATACGTCCTTTGAGCGCCTGGATCTCTGCGCGCGCGGCGTCCAAGTTGCGGCGCGCGCCCTGATGCGCAACGTGCATGCCGGCCATTTGCGCATTTGCAAACGCGACTTGGTCGGCGAGGTCTGCCGCGCGCGCGGCCGCGGCGTTATTTTTTACGACCGCCCTGGCCCCGAGACCCATTTTGAGGTACGTGTACCCTCCGACCTTGATGCGCCGCCCGGTTCCGGGGTTGACGACCGTATCGCCCATCACCTCGTGAAGCGCGACGCCGCCGTTGTAGTAGCCGGAGAACCGCAGCGCGCGGCTGTCAGGCATCACGCACTTTTGCGTGCGTGGGTTCCGGACCTTGGGTCGCGGGCAGTTCATGCTGTACTCCAAGAAAATTATCCAAACACCTCGCTTTTGCCAAGCACCGTCCATGCGTTGGCGGCGCGGAGCATTGCGAATGTGACGAGGTTCGTTTTTGACGCGTTTCCTGTCGGCACCGCATTATTCAACCACGAGATTGTCGTTGCGAGACCGTTGATTTGCAGCGCGTTGGCCATGTATGGCGTCGACCCTTGCGTCAGGACGAGCGTCAATGGGGAATTGCGGTCGTTGGTTGTGGGGACGTTGATCACGGAACACGTGAAATTTGCCGAGAGTGCATCATGGTAAAAGACTGACGAGATGGCATAATCATGCTCGACAACGCCATATGCGCCCGTCTTGGCTTGTGTGATTTGCGCGACGCTGCCAAAGGTCGATGCGCCATTCCCGAACGAGATATTACCGACCGCCAGGCTGGACGAATATATGCGGAACGTATCGACATTGGCGCGGATGAGCCTATTGGGGCCCAGCGATGCGATGAGGACGTCTTGTCGGTCCTCTTCTGCCGTGACCGTATGACTGGATCCGAGGTACACGACGTTGGCGAATACTGGCGATTCGCGGATTTGCGTTGACGAGATACTGAGGTTTGCGAGCGTCGTGAAGGCGTTTGAAAAAAACTCTATTGTCTTTCCTGGCGCGTAGAGCGTCTCGCCGACATTACGCAGCTCGATGCTCGTGGCATGCGAGACGGTCGGCACAAAGATGGCGTCGACGATCGAGCCTCCTTCGACGAGGAAATTGATATTAAGCGTCCGAGCCGTGAAATTATGGACGAATCCCAGCGTGAGACGCGGCACGTCCGTCGCCATCACGTCGGCGATCTGGAGCGGCACGGCCTCACCGGTGATGTTTCCGTATAACACGACGGCCGAATGACTGATTTGAGCGACTTGTTTCGTTTCGATTCCGGAGATGCGCGTCGCGAAGAAATCGAGTGCCGTTCCGTCCTTGATGCACGCGATCGAATACTCGTCGAGCCAATCGACGCCAAACGTCATTGACGTCCCGGCAGACCCCGAGAGGCCCCACGTCCCGGAAACCGCCAGCGTCTTGTTGAAATCCCCAATGGTGTAGACCGCACGCGACGTGCCGAGATCAGTGAATTCCAACTTCCCCGACCCGATATTCGCGTTCATTGCGCTGAGCGACCCGAATCCCAGATGGACATGCCCATCACCCAATGTCGGGCCGGAGACGGCGACGTTGATGAGCGACAAATCGGATTTTGAGGCATATGTCACCATGTTCACGGTATTGGCCGTACGTAGAGCCATTTGAGGCGTGACTGATCCTGGAACGTCATTGGTGAATCCGTCAATCGTGACGTACTGGGTCGAAGGATCGAGACGCGCGGCGTACTGAACGATATTCGCCCCCGTCAATACCTCGATCGCGTCATCAGGGTCAAAGTCAAGGTCAAAAACGGCCCAGTGGTCGCGCCCCTCCCCCGTATAATCGGCCGGGTGCGCCGGGTCTGGATCGTACCATGCAGGATCTAATGCCGGGCACTCGAGAATATCAAAGCAGCCGTTGAGTCGCGCGTCTGCTGCGCCGTCAAAAAACACGACCGACCCGACCGCGAGGTCGTGGCCCCGTGATGCGCGCATGTAGACGCGTCGTGGATTTGGAGCATCGACCGCGCCGAATCGATCGATGAATTCCGCGTCGGTATCCGCGAGGAAACGCAGTCCATCGGTGACGCGGTTGAAGAAGACGCGCGCGGGGTAGACGAGACACGTGGTGCCAACAGGGTACTGCGCATCTGCCAACTTCAATTCGGAAACGTCGATCGTGAACGTTGATCCAACGATATCTTTCACTTTCCACGTCCCGTTGAGGTATGGCGTGGTGGAATTGGAAATGTAAATCTCGCCTCCGCATACAATCAATCTGTGATTCAGCCACCTCGAGTAGGCCGACGAATTGTATGGCGCGCCGCCCTCTGGGAAATTCGCGCGCCAATCGGCATACAAATCAGCTTCTGTCTCGGGATCGACGAGACCAGCCTGCGATGAGAATGTCGCGATACCACCCTGGACGGCAATGGACGTCGAATCCAGTGGGAACGGCGAGCCCGGCAAGGTTCGGCACGCTGGAGCCAGAGGATCATCGATATTCCCGGTGATCGTGAACGTGATATATGAAGGCACGTCAGCGTACCCTGGAGGCACAGTCTGCGCGACGAACGAGACGCCGGGCGGGATGGGGGCGTGCCGAACCATGAGATTGAGTTCCGGAACCGAGGCGCCATACGTGGGATTCGTCTGTTCTACCACAAAGTCAAGGTACCCGTAATCGAGTGGTTTCGGGATCGCGAACGCGATGGCCGTGCGCCCGTCAATCTGAAGACGAACAAAGACGGTGTGTGCATTTGTGGATACGAACCGGTGACACACGTACAATTTCGCCGTCCCGAGCGCGATGGTCGTCGCGCCATCGGCCATCGTCGTGAACGTCAGCGTCGATGTCGTCACGCCCGTCACTTCCCATACGCCCGTGACGCCCGGCGTGATGACCGGATCGGCAATGGATCCGAGACTGATGATTGTGCCGACCGCAAGACCGTGTGGCGCCGCGGTGGTCGCCGTCACGATCGTCCCTCCGGCCGCCAGCGACCGCCCGTCCCCGGAAGCCGACGACATGGCGAGGAGCGCGCCGTTGACCGGGACCAGCTCGCCGTCGACGGCGTGCGTCACTGCGCGCAGCCCGACGCTGGGACCCGGCTCGACGTAGAGATCGTACCGGCTCGGATCCTGGTAGGCAAATGCGTCAACATTATGGTTCCACCGGAGCCTGTAGATCCCATTTGGAGGATTTGGCGTCGAGGTGCCTGTTGTGCCGACACGCACGGTCATTGGCCCAGCCTTGGCTTTGGCATTTGTCGTCCACGCTGCCGTCGAATCGTTCGCAAATCCAAAGGAGATGTACCGCTCATATGGCGCCAACGTATCGAGCGTCGGCGCGGTATCGACCTCGAACGCAATGCGCGCGCGGTGTGCAGACCCAATACTCGGCGTTGCTTGCGTCGGCGACGTCAACGTATTGCGCATAAAGTACGAAATATCTTCGGTTCCGACAAGGCCCGTATCGAGCGTGGCATCGACGAGTTGCGCGACGTTGCCGGATGTATAGTATACGTATGCGGCGCCTGCATTCGAAAGCGTCGCTCCTCCCGTAGCATTCGTGTCTTGCTGCGATGCGCCGATCCCGACCACGGCCCCGCTATCTGAAATCGAAACTGCCGTCCTCCCAAACTCGTCTCCGGCCGCCCTGTCCGACGCGACCAATTTGCGCTGCGAGGTCCACGACGCCCCATCGCGAATGAGGAGGTACACCGCGCCTGCGGTCGTCAGCGTCGAGCCGCCAGTGGCGTTCGTTTTGTTGCCATACGCACTCGACAATGCATACCGACCATCCCCGGAAATATCGACCGTCAGTCCGAAGAAATTGTCGATGGCACGGTCTGACGCGACGACTTTGGCTTGCTGCGTCCAGACGCTGCCTCCAGCCTCGCGAACAAATATGTAGACTGCGCCTGCATTTGAGAGCGTCACCCCGCCCGATGCGTTTGTCGCGTTCAATGCGGAGCCGACGATCGCGTAGAGCCCGTTGCCGGAGAGCGAGACGGTAGATCCAAACGCATTGTTCGCCGTCCTGTCGCTCGCGACGATTTTTTGCGTTTGGGTCCATACGCCAGAAGCTTTGGTGAATATATATGCCGCGCCTGCAGAGGCGAGCGACGCGCCGCCCGCCGCGTCGGTGTCTTGATATTGTGCGCCAATCAGCGCGACCGTGCCGTCTGATGAAATGCTGCACGAAATGCCAAACTGGTCTGAGGAACCGCGGACGGTCGGCACGATCTTTTGTGCGAATGTCCACGTCGTCGACGTCCTCGTGAATAAATAGGCCGCCCCGGCATTTCCTACCGTGGCACCTCCGGCCGCATCCGTGTCTTGCCCGTAGGCTCCGGTAATCAAAGTATCTCCAGAACCCGACAAGCCGACGCTCCACCCGAAGAAATCGGACGCGACAGCGACGGGCGCGAGTATTCGCTGTTGCAAAGCCCACGACGATACCGTGCGGACAAAAATGTAGACTGCACCCTCCGAGGCGACAGATCCCGACCTGTTTCGTGCGCCGAGCGCGATATAACTGCCGTCCGCCGAGATCGCGGCCGAAAGTCCCATGTATCCACCTGCCACACCCTGCGTTGGTAGTTTCTGTTGCAATTCCCACGCGTTTCCGCTCTTCACATAGACGTACGCGGCGCCGACGCCGGTACCGGCAGGCGCAATATACGTGCTGACAACGATAAAGTTGCCATCTGCAGATACGGCGATCGATTGGCCAAAATAGTCGCTTGCCTGGCGATCGAATGCCACGACCTTTTGCGACGCGTCCAGCGATCCTACAGTGATGCCCGCCGATACCGTTGTCACCGGCGCAGTGGCGTTCTCGTATGTGAGGCCAATGACGCTCACGGGCAAATTGAATTGAACGTTCTCCCCAACTATCACGCTATTTGTCAAATCAACCTTCCAGTTATTTGTCCGGTTCATGGAACGCGAGCCCACGACGGTATTGAACGATCCTGCAGCATTACTTGCCGTATAGCCTCCCAGTATGGTGTTGTTGTTTCCGCTTAACCTACGTGCCGTTTCGGTTCCCAGGCATGTATTGGTGTCTCCGGAGTCGAAAAACTCCATTGCCCGCGTACCGATTGCAATGCAATTGCTCGCGTTACTAATGGCGTTTCCCGCCAAAAATCCACATAGGACATTTTTCGTACCGGCAGTTAAGAATTGACCCGAACCCACTCCCAGACAGACATTTTCATACCCTGAAACGGCACTAAACCCCGAATTGGAGCCCACATAACAATTATTCGCGCCAATCCGGTTCATGTACCCACTCCGGAAGCCGACACATACGTTATCCGTACCGTTAAACTGCTGGAAAGAGGCATATGCGCCAAGTGCTGTATTCCGACTTCCGGACGTCAACTCTGCACCTGCTTTGTAGCCCACCACACAATTATTGTTTGCGCGCTTCATCTTTTGACCGGCATAGGGGCCGATACATACCGACGAGTCGACGCGCTCTGCAAACTCTCCGGCCCTGTACCCAATGAATATTCCTTCTCGGATCGACTTGCCCACGCGTCCCGCCCGCGTTCCCACCAGTACCGTCGCGTCTGCCGTCGCGTTGGCGCCGCTAAAGGCCCCAATGTAGGTATTGTTGCCCCCGGCAAGGGGTCGCGACGCGCCCGACGAGAGGCCGATATACGCGTTGTTCTTGCCGTCCAAGAGCGAGATGTGCGCGAGCTGGTTGGCGCCGCCGTCCAGTTTCCCGGAAAGCAGCTGCCGCGTCACCGGCTCGTTCATTCATAATCGCAGAGAAATGTTTTCGGGTATTTTTTCTCGCTCTACGGTATCGCTCGCTGGATGGATATCTACGCCGCACTCTTTTGGATCGGGTTTATTCTTTCGCTCATCTTACACGCGAACGACACGCATCACGCAATGTACGCGCTCGCGGCGACGACATGTATGTTCGTGGGATCCAAGATCGGCCGGGAGTTTTTGGGGATTCGGTAAGGTCATGCAAGCATCCGCACGGCATCACGCACGAGATCCAGTCCCCACGACGCGATATGTGGTGCAGTCTTCTCGAACAGCAGCCCTGGATCCGTGAGTTCTATCTCGACTTCATAGGTCTCTTCGGCATCTATATCGACGTTCGATACAACGCGCGTGAGATCAAAGGCCCAGTTTGCCAGCGCATACCGCCGCCTCGTCTTGCGCCGCGTATAGCGCGCGACAACGTCGTGATCAGGGACGATCTTCTCGATCGCGAGGCTCGTCCGGATCGTATACGGACACTCGTCCAGAGTCGAATCGAGCTGAAAGACTTTGCTTTTGGTCATGCAGTAGGGGGGCGGCACATCGGAGACGACGCCGTCGATTGCTACATGGGTAGTCGTCACATGCTTGGCCGTCCCGATCCGGTCGATGGTCTCGATATCCGTGACAGTTCCAAAAGCTTTTGAGGCATCGAGCTTGGCCATAAGACGGAGAAATTGCTCTTTTCCGACATTTGGACTGAAGTGCCCTCCTGGCAAGCTATGGCCCAGCCGGAACTCGAGCTCGAGACCCGCGTGGCCGTGCACGTGCGCCGCCTGCCACAGCGCCGCGGCGATATCGTTGACGCTCATCGCGCCTCGCACGTTCGCGAGCCTTTAACTCGTTTTCCGGAAGGCGAACGACGCGAAGAGACGGCTCGCATCGTGGCCTGGGTAATTTCGAGGTGGATCAAAGTGCGCGATCTCAACAAGATCCAGCCCGTACTCGCCCGCATACTCGACGAACACGTCCATGTCGACCAGGTACTCGACTGATCCGACCGTTCCCTTGTCGTCGGCCGTCACGGTATCTGCGAGAGCGAAAGCGTACGACCTCCCAAACGGTTCAGACGAGGACCACCCTTCGAGCGGCGTGATCTTCAGGTACTCGTTTGAGATGGCTTTCTTGACCTTGGCGCCATCCGGGACGCACCCAAAAAAGTATCCATCTTTTTTCAAGTTGATCGATACAGTTTGAAGAAAGGACCGGAGCGTCGCCTGCGTCTCGAAAAAGTAGTGACTGCAAAACATGGCCGAGACGGCGTCGTGCGGCATGGCGCTGTGCCACGCGACGTCGCCGAGCGCCGCGACCTCGAACGCGCACCACGTCGTCCTGTTGCGCAGTGCGTTGTATCGCCGCGCCGCCTCGTCGAGTTCTGCTTGTGAAAGATCGAGGCCCCGGACGAATCCGATACCGGCATCGTTCCATTTGGCGATATCTCCACCGCGGCCGCACCCCAGGTCCAGGAGCGTTGGGACGCCGCGCGCGTACCGCATGATCAAATCGCGCTTCTGGGCATTGTGGAACTTTTTGAGCTCGTAGAGCGGCCCGTTCGCCCTCTGTCTCTGCGAGATTGACGTCGCGTGCTTGTCATAATGCGTCTGCACGCTATGCGACGCCATCCGCAGCACGTGGTCGTCCCTCTTTAAAATCTTTGCTTCAAGTATGTCGTCGTCGTCGCGCAGCTCTACAAACTCGTACGCACCGCACCGCGTTCCTCGACGACCGGCAAATTCGCACCGGATCCGCATCGAGTTTTTCGGAACGGGTCGCGATGGCGCGCCGCACTTGCTCTATACGAGCTCGCCCCTGAACATGCCGCCCAACAGCCCGATACGCACGCCTCTCGTCGATGCGTATATCGAACGCCGCGTCCATCGCCTCGTATTGGATCTCGACGGGCCACTCGAAGGCGAGTTTGACGTGATATACAAAACGCCTACCGGCTACATTCCCGTCACATTTCGCAGCACGCCGCACTCGATCGGTGCCGACCCCGAAGATACGATCCGAGTCGTCCTTTTGAATTTCATGTGACGTGTCACCGCCCGACATCCGATCATTTTTTTTTCTTCATTTTTTCATTTTTTTTTTCGAAAAAATGGAAACCCCGTACAATGACATCTACACGATGACGACGTTCCGCACGATGCGACGCCATCACATCAACGCCTGTGCTCGACGCGACGACGATCCACAGGCGCTGGGCGCTCGCCTCGCCCGATTTCTCTTGTCGCCATACTCGCTCGACGCCACGCTGCAGTTTCTGCTGACGTTTGTTGGCGCATCTCGGAATCGGTACGCCTACGATAAAGTATATATCGACACCCCATACCGTCGTCGCTGCTATGTCGTCGACCTCGCGGCACAGACCGTCGTCATATACGGCCCCGAGTATCGTCGCACGGGGAAATGCTGGTCGTACGATACAGCGACGTTCAACTACGCGCAATTTGCAGCGTTCTTTGGGGTTGCAGTGGATGTTCCACGCAGCCCCGTACCGCACGCATCGGCCATAGCGTGTCGTCGCATTCTAGATGACCCCATGCCGTTCCAACGCGTCTTTGAGCCGACGACAAAGTATCGTCGCGTCGACGTTGCAGGGTGCGTCACGTTCAGGACGACAAACGGCTCGCTTTTCGACGCCTACTCGTGGCGCAACGGCGGCCGCAGACGATTTGGCGTGCACGTCGCCAAGCTCCTCGTAGGGCCACAGACGCTGGAAGCCGCAATGCAGTTTGTGGCAGAAACGATGCCCCAGTACGAGGTCGCGTGGTCGAAAGGCAAACGCACGGAAATCGTTCCCGATCGGCACTGTTGCTACCTCGTCGACCTCGCGGCCAAGACGGTCGTCGTCACGCCCGAATTTCAAGAAGGCGACGAGACGCTGACTTTGACGATCGAGGAGTTTGCGACGTGGACGGACTGAAAATGCCACGTGTAAATTTTCTTCCCGGCCGTCAGAAATCTTGGAATCCCCGACGCCCGGGCCAGAACCAATTTTCCGTCAAATTTACGGAAAACTCAAAAGGCCGCGGGGTCAGCTTCCAAAAATGACGTACGTGATGCTCGTTGTGGCGACCACGCCGACCGAGAACGAGGGTGCTTCGTTTTACACCAAGTATGGGCGCAGCGACAAGTTCACATCTGAGATGGTCCAGTTTCTGAAAGAGAACAAGCACCACGAGTTCTGGGACATGTCGGAGGCCGCACGCGGATTCCTGGCAGGCGAATACACGAAGGACATGGAGAACCCGGACAGCGACGAGTACAGGCGCGGCCTCGCCCTCGGTCGCGAATTCTGGGTCGAGGAGATTTACGATATTCCCCGTTTTCCTCCTATGCCCGTTATCGAGACGTGGGGTCTTATCATTAACAACGATGTGTAACAATGCCACGTGTCACGCTTCCCCCCCCCCCCGGAAATCGGGAATCCCCGACGCCCGGGCCAGAACCATTTTCCGTATAAGGCGTATTATTTTCTGGCATCACTGCATGCCTCAACCCCTGAGCAACCGGCCCGACCCGATTTCCAAGGAGCGGTTCCCGATTGCGCGCGGCGTCCAGCTCGGGTCCGAGCTTTACAACGCGCGCATCCTCGCGCGGATGATGGCCCGAGGCGGTCCGTGGTCGAGGCTCGTCCCGCATACGCGCGATCCGATGACGCCAGAACAGATCGCGCTGATCGCGCGACTCGCCCGCCTCGACCGCGTCAGACGCTCGGCAGTCCAAAAACTTACCATATTGAACGCGAGTGGTGTGCCTGGGAGAAAGACGACGACGGTCGATATCACCACGCGCCCCATTGATTCGATTCGCGACTTGTACGAACACGTCGCCCGCATCCGCCGCATCCGCAACGTTGGACCGTTCAGGTTGACGATGCGCGGTCGCGTTCTCGGCCAAGGCCCCCTGCCCCTGGACTCTCTGCTCATCGAAGCACTCGAGGGTCATTTTACCGTATACATGGTACATGCCCCGGGACCCGGCTGGTTCTACGATCCAAAGACCCGCACTGGCCGACTCGCCGTGCCGACCCCCCAGCAACGGGCGCGCTTTTTCCGTGCCGAGCGGGCGCGCGCCGGCGCCTCAGGCCGGTAATTTATCATTAACAATGCCACGTGTCACGCTTTCTCGTCAGAAAAAGAGCTTCGCGATGTCCTACTTGCGGGGTTTTGGCATACGACTCGAAAGAACGACTTTAAAGACGCGACCGCATTCGTCGTCCCGGACAATTGGGTGATCAAACGCGTCATTGTCGTCAACACGTGGGTATCACAGCGGTCGTAATTAACGTGTAACGCTTTCCTCGGAAACCACGGAATTTCCGACGGCCGGCCAGAACAAATTTTCCGTCAAAAGGTCGCGTGGCGGTCAGCTTCCGGCCAGCTTCACATGGCGGAAATTCAGACCAAGGTCTCTGAGCCCGAGTCCGGTACCTTGGGCGGTTTTATGATTCTGGTCGTGGCGATTACGATTCTATATTTCCTTGTGTATTGGATCGGCTCGTTGTTCTTGGAATATGCATGCACATAAAATGAAACTACTATTCAAAGTCCAGCTTCGACCACCAGCTCTTGACCGGGTCCGAGTATGCGAGACAAAACATCTCGCCTATCACCGCGCCCTCCAAGCGCGGGGCATCCGTTCCCACCTCGGTCCAGATCGGCGGGAAACCGTGTGTGCGCCACACCTCGTCGAGATCCTCTGTGGCTTCGCGCAGCGCGGCGCGCATCGCCGGCGTCAGTCGCCCGCGCGGCGCCAGGCGGTAATAAAAGCGCGCAGCCGTCGAGTCGTAGAGAACGACCGCGACGACCTCGGTCATATCCAATATTGGACGGGAGCGTCTTTAAATCACAGGCATTGATTGATGCGCGCCTGGATCATCGCGGCCTTGCGGCTCGATAAGAGGTAGGCATCCTGGAAACCATGATCTTCCAGCAAGTGCAAGAGAACTCTGACGAACGCCTTCATCTTCGGAACGACCATCTCATCCCACAACTCGCGGTCGCGACGCACCGGAACGATATTGATTTGCGAATCGTTGAGCGTGGTGAGACACTCGACAATGGCGCCGCGTGGCACGTCCAACAGAAAAAGGTACGATTGCAGCTGAACGATTTCGTAAAATGGGACCTTGTAGAACAAGCGCCTTATACGGTTCTTGATTTCGATGACGAGCCTGTCATCTGTAATCGCGTCAATCTTGCCTCCAACCCACAGTTGCGTCCCATCGACGTCGCCGATCTGCACGCGGTAAAATGTATCGTCCAGACGGGCGTTAATACCGAGCGTTTCACGCACCTTGACGAGCGCGTGGTGCTCGGACGCCGTCCCGTAATTGGTGTACAAATTACGCTTGACAGTCGCGTCAATCATACGCTTGTCGTCCGGCAACAGATCCATCCGGGCGATGACTCGCGCTGCCGCATCATACTTGATCGCCACATCTTGTGAATTGGCGCATGCCAGCGTCGAGGCGTCGACGATGTGTCGCACCGTGTCGTCCTTTTCGATCAGGTCTTGAACTCTGAGGAGCTCGGTCGTCGATCCCGTGCGTCGGAGCGCGTCCAAATAACTGCCTGGGGCCATTCGTTCCCACATCGTCTCCATCGCTTCCGCGGGCTTTTTGTGTCGATTGCATCCTATGCACGCCGCGATTTGCGAGGCGTAGAGAATCACCGACGTCGGTTTATTTTGCATGGGTACGTCTATCGTCACATAGAATCTTTAAGTTTCGTTCATGCATTGAAGAGCACGTCTCCCACGGCGGCAGAAACGGCCGTCAGCCCTGCCCGGATCGCCTTGAGTTCTGCAGCCAGCGCCGCGCGCTCCGGCTCGATTTCCATGATTCGGGCGTGCGCCAGGCCGATTTGCGTTTCGATGCGTTCGTCGACGAGAGCGCACAGTGCCGCGCGTTCTGGCACGTCGTTTGGCGAGACCTTGGAGATCACAGCGGCAAGATCTTCGCGGACCGCCTCCCACTCCGCCCTGAGCGTCCGCGCATCGTGGCCAGCATCGAGAATCGAACGCAATTCACGCATTCGAGACGTCGCGTTCCAGTAGGCATCGACGAGATCCAGCGCTGCGTGTGCGCGCAGATCGATCGTGACGTCGCTCGTGCGCGAATCGTCAGTCTCCGTCTCTGAGACGTGGCCTTGCGCTGGCCGGGCGCGGAAGTGGTGTGCCATTTTTTTGTTTGGGATGGGATTTGAGCAAAATGCCTTTAAGTTACTTTTTTTCTCGTGTCTGAGTATCATGCCTCAACCCCGGTCGACGTCTGATCTGCACCGCGCAGCGACGTCCAGCCTCGTGCGTGACATCATGTCGCCGACGACCACGATGGCGTCACGTACCGGCCCCATGCGCCCATGGGCATCCCCTTCATGGCTTCAGGCACCTCCTCGGCCCCGCTCGAGCCCGTGGATGACGCCTCACATGAGCCCTACCCATGGCTTGCGTTCCCATCCCCTTGGCGGGCGCCAGTCGTCCATCGCCATGTCGCTCGGCCCGTCGCGCCGCCCCGCGAGCCAGGTCAACAGCATCGGCGCACGCGTCGCTGCACGCGCGCTCAAGCGCCGTCTCCTCGCCGACCTCCAGAAACTCAAGGTCAAGAAGACGCGCTGAGAATTTAATCCAGTCAGAAGAAAGAATGGACGCGTGGCTCGGTCGACGGAAAACCAAGAACGAGTACAAGAGCATCGCGACGCGTTTGAGTTTATGGGGCCAATCGCGCGGCGTGCCAGGCGCCAGCCCCGCATGGGCGACGCGCCTCGCGCACCGCATCGCCTCGTCGTCAAACCCAAAGCTGACGGAACGCTTTATCCGGACCTACAAGATCGATTACGCGAAAGCGACCAAATGTTCTTCGAAAAACACCGCTGGAGAATGCGCGGCCAAGTACGGGTCGCTCAACGAGTTTTTCACGCGGCACATCAAAGGTATCGTGATCGAGGCAGGGGATATCGTCAGTCCGGCAACGTGCAAGGCCGTCGTCTACGATACGTTTGATTCCTCGCGCGTCTGGGTCAAAGGCCTTTTGTGGTCGGCGCCTCGTCTCTTGAGAATGAACGCCACATTCCAGGACCATGCCGTCGGGATCTTTCGACTCCGGCCGGCCGATTACCACCGGTTTCACATCCCGAGCGGAGGCCGCATCTCGTCGATCCGACACATTCAGGGATCGTACCTCTCCGTCGATCCCATTGTCGTCGGCCGAACGAATGTCCTGACCGAAAACAACCGCGTTGTCGTAACGATCAAATCTCCGTTGTACGGTACGTATTACGTGATTGCCGTGGGCGCTGCAGGCGTCGGGCGCGTCGTCATCGAGCGGACCGTCAACGAAACGGTCAGGGCCGGCGAGCCTCTTGGCGCCTTTGAATTTGGAGGAAGCACCGTCGTCATCCTCATCCCCAACAAGAATGGCGCGGCAGTGTGGGACTCTGCGTTAGTGGCAGCGGCCGCGCGCGGGACCGAAGTCAAGGTCGACGTCGGAACGCGGATGAGCGTCCGGTAAATAATATATTGCAATAGCATATGCGTTCGACTCAAATCTACATTGTGATTGCACTTGCACTGTACGTTACCATGCGCGCCAAAGAGTCGTACGCGCCACTTCATCGCCCGTGGAGCGGACGCCGAGGCGTAACGGTCTACGAAGACGAGAATTTTGGCGGCAGGTCAGGGACGTTCAATTCTGGATCGTACTCTACCGTGAAGACCGCGAAAGGAGAATTCATGAACAAAAGCATTACGAGCATGACGGTCTCCCCGGGGTACATGGTTTTATTTTACGAAGATGACAAATTCAAGGGAAACCGCGGAAAGTTATCGACCGGCAAATACCCCAACCTCGGCGACCAATGGAACAACCGCATCTCGAGTCTCAGGGTCAAGAGGGACATTGCTGTTGCGGGGCGGCGCAAGGAGCTGGACACGCCGGGAATCCAACGTATATAACATCCATGTGTCTATTTGAATGCATTTCGGGAACCCTTCGATTCCCGAAATGTTTTCGTTTCTTTAATCGCAATCAGTATCCGCCGCTGTAGTACGTCCGTCCAAACTCATCCTGCAACGGTCTTGGCGCGTACGTCCTTGGGCCCCCACCGTCGGGAACGATGGTCATTTGACTCGTGTCTGTCACAGCCGTTTTCATCAGCTCGGCGTTCATGGGGCTATCTTTCCACAATCCACTTCCATCGTACGGTGCATCCCATGCCAAAGGGTTGCCGTCCCATGGCGCCTCGGCACCGTTGACAAAACGCTTGATGGTGCCGTCGACGACCGTGAACGTCGCGCCATTCTCGGTCTTGCTCCCTCCAAAGAACGAGTTGAGCGCCCGGACGCGATCAGACTCGACGAACGCCTTGGTCTGTGTCTGGTACGCCGATCCAGGCACCAAGTTCTCGTCCCACGACTTGGTAGTGTCCAGGCGCGGCAGCCCCCCCTGGTTACTCGGGGCATATGGCGCGGGCAACGGTGCAGCGAGCGCGGCAATCGCGGCGGGAAGCTGCTGCGCCTCTTGCGCCCGAATTGGAGCGTACTTTGTATTGTACGATGCCCACGACATTGGTTTGGCTACCTTGGGCTGTTTCTTCTTGGGTTTCTTGGGCTGTTTCTTGTTCTTCCACGACCACCACTTCTTGTTCGTGGACTTTTTCTGGGGCTTCTGGGGCTTCTGGGGCTTCTGGGGCTTCTTGTTTTTGGGCTTCTTGGGCTTCTTCTTGTAGGATTCCACGTCCAGCGTATTCCACAGGACCGCCGCGAGAGCCAACGCCAGCGCCGCCTTGAGAATCGTCGCGCGTTTCATGTAGTGTTACCGCCACAAAAAAAAATGACAATACAAAGTCAGCACATCATCGTCTTGCACAGCTGACAAAAGGCCTTGGTGCGGGCGCCGACGGCCGCACCCGCCATGCCGCGCAGAAGACTGATGGGGTGCGACTTGACGACGATATCGACGAGGACGCTGTCGATGCGGACGCTGGGATCGCGCCGAACGAAACGCGCAATGTCCCCTGCATGCATCTTGGCAATTGCCGCAAGATCGTCCTTGGTGATCGAGAGACCCATCTTGCCGAGAACGCGATCGACGGCTCCGTGCGCATACTGTGCGAACTGGACGGCAAAGTACGCGGCAGCCGCCATGGCGTGGCGCGAGATGACGTTCGGGAGGAGCCGCATTCCTGCGAATTGACGGAGATTGGAATCGAACGCTTTCCTGATCGCGAATGTAACGTTGGTATTGCGGAGCGCCAGGAGCCCGTTGAGCGCCCCGAGCGTCTTGCGGAGAATGACGGCAAGATATTGTCCTTGGTTGGACGTATTTTGGCCGCGGTTTGCGTTCTGGCTCGCGCAATCTGACGCTTTGCAGATCGCACATGTCGTGCTTGGGCCTGACGAGACGTATGGCACATTGACGTAATCACGGAGAATCGACCCGACAATGCGGTCGGCGATACGCGTGAGCTCTGCCGGGTCAATACGCATCAGAATGTCCCGGACGAGCGGGCCGAGCTGCACGTCTTTGCCGCGCGCAATACCCTGCAGAATACTGCGACTGGAACGCGCGACGGCGCTCCACGCTGACGGCGTCAATTTTGCTCCATAGCGTCCCAGCAGATCTGCTAACGTATCCATCACGCGCGGAAGAATCGCGTATTCGCGCACGAGACCGCGAACGATTGGTACTTTGAAGATAGCCGGGCCTGCGCGTCCGACTTTTTGCCTGGCCATGTATGTGACGACGCGCGACAAGCTCATATTTGACAGTTTCATCAACCCGTCCAGCGACCCAACGAGAACCGTGATATGCGAGACGATTGCGCGACTCGATTGCGTCGATGGCGGTGACGAGAGGATGCCCGTCGTCCTGTTCCTCAAAATACGAGCAAGACGTGCCGTCCTGCCGAGACGAGGTGGCGTTTCGAGAGCCTGGAAGCGTCGATTAGCAAAGATTTTCTTCGGTTTGACGACCTTTTGCCTTCCGTAGAGCGCGGGGGAAACGCGTGCTAAACGCATTGCGCGGTTGAGTTCGGGGCGTCTCGTGGGGTCGCGCATGACGTGCCGTGCGTACATTCTGGCCTGGAGCGCTGCGTTCTGCGTATCGAAACCAAACTTCCGAACTAAGAGACGGTGCTTGGGATCGAGGTGCGCCCAGGGATCCTTGTAGCCCCTGGACGTCGCGCGGATCATTAGTATTATAAACGATTTTTTATTTTGATCGAGGGGTACGTTCCAGGCTGGGCATTGGACTCATTAACGCCATACCCCCGGACGGTACTTAAAGAGTTGGATTGCGTAAATTTTACATTATGGCACTGTGCAAATTGAAAGAGCTCGGGTATATCGACGTGCGCCCACTGGAAAAACTCGTGTATACAGATGGAAAAACGTACGAGTTTCCGCAGGGCATGTACTTTGCGTGCCATACAGAAACCGATACTGAATCGACCATATTCAACTCGAAGCTGAAAAAACTCGGGTATCAGAGCAACGACGGTGTGAGTTTAATAATCAAGGATGCCTTATCGCACGATCCGACTGAATGGAGCGCGCGACGCGAGAAATCCGAGAGGACGAACTTGTACCAAGTATTCAACACGAAAAAGATCCGCGCCGCGTTAATTGCTTGTGATGCCGGTGTCCAAATTACGGAATTCTGCGGTATCGTTCCCGTTTTCAAAAACGCCCCACCGTGTTCATACGTCACGCACTACGAGATCGAAATGAAGGAAATGCGCGATCGTCTCATTTCAGCCAATAAAATCGAGATTGATAATCTCCCGGAAGTATGGCTGAAAATCAAGTATTCGAACGGTGGTCGTCGCGGAAGGAAGAATCAGTGGACGGCCGCGCATCACAAGGTAGTGGCCATGTACGAGATGCGCAATAAGGACGGCGCGATTCGACACAAAAGAACGAAGAATATTATCGGAGCGAATACGTCGACGCTGGGTGGCATGATCTGTGGAAAGAGGGTCATGGTTCGTATTCAACGGCATCGGGCCTACATGCACACATTCAAGGAGCACACGAGACGTCATGATCAGGACTGCGTAGACCACATCGACGGCGACCATACGAACAACGCGCCATGGAACCTGCGGTGGGTATCGGTGGCCGAGAATCATCTTGCGAAACATACCGCGATGACCGGGCGCGTCGTTCCGGATATGGAAGTGCTGCACGAGACGCACGGCACGCCTTCGGATCCCAAGGGGTGGAAAGGATGGACATTCCATTCCAATATGTGGATCAAGCGCCCAGACAAGAGCAAATTCGTTGCGCGCTCGACGAAGGGTACGTACCCCGTGATCGGAGCGACGCTCAAGAACGAGAATGGCGAGATCGAGAAACATAATATTCAATGCCACTTGATCGTCGCGTACCTCCATCGTATCCCGACGTCCGATCGCGCATCTACCCATTTGGAGTCGTTGGGGAAATCGTGCGACCATTTTTTGACGTTCAAAGGCACAAACTTCGAATACGCTCAAGAACTCAGATCGTGCAACCTCGTCATAATGCACGGTGACAACGATAAATCGAATTATTCCTTCGAAAATCTGACGATTGGCACGCGGTCAGAGAACGGAGAAGCGTGCCAAGATAATCCAGAGACGACGGGCCGGAAACGAGTTGATATTCTCGATGCGACGACTCATAAACGCATACGGACGTTCGATTCGCGTAAAGAAGCTGCGGAATGGCTTGGACACCCTTGGCAATCGATCTCGACTGCCGTCCATTTCAACAGGACACGCGAGATCTGGTCCTACCGCGTCACGAAACACAGATCGACGGGCGCGAAATATTACGTGGTCGACGCCGTGTAAACGTCGCTATTTTGCCTCTGGAGAGGAGGCATTTCTTATCACATAAGACGATTTTTATTTTTGATCGAGGCTTAAAAGACCATTCTGCGTTCATCCCCAAAATCCCTCAAAGATGAGCACCTCCGCCTGGATTAGGAAATGGATGCCAAAAGATACGCGGGCGACGGCAACGCATCTTCTCCTGAATGGAGGCAAACTCGTCGTTCTCGACGCACAAAATGGCCTTTTTCTGAACGAGTATGCAAATGCCGTCGCGCGCGGCGAAAAGCTCTTTGTCGTCGAGACGCGAACGCCAGTCTTTCGTCTCTTTGTCGATTTTGATTTCAAGCCGCCTCCATCGTCCGACGTGATTGACGCGGCGCTCCAATCGGCATCTCGCGTTGCCGGCTACTACTTTGACGCCACGTCCGAAGCCGTCGTTCTCCGGAAAGACCAGGACGCTATCGAAAAGGTTGGCGTCCACGTGGTCTGGGATTCCATTTACGTTACCACAGTGCTCGCCAATACGTTCAGGTCGCATCTCGTGTCCAAGCTCACGGCCGCGTGTCCCGACGTCGACTGGAACGAGGTGGTCGATGCTTCCGTGTACGCCGGAAGCGGTCTCCGCATGCCCTGGTCATCCAAAACCGACGCGTCGGGCGTCTATGCACCAACGGCAACGTGTTCGCCGGAGGGAACTCTTGATGCTATCCCCGAAATCAAGACGGCCGCACAAATCAGGACGTGGATTCGACGCACGACAATCCGAGCGCCCGATGAGCAGCCGACACGAAGCTGCGTCGTCACGTCGGACGACGCAGCTCCCGAGAGCCAAGACGTCCATGCCGGGCCACGCGAGAATTTGACGCAGCACACGGATCTGTTGGCCCGCATTCACGCGACGTTGCCTCCGGCGTTTGCGGGGCAAAAGTTTACGGGAATGCACCGTTTCGGCGATTTCTGCGTCGTGCTCCGGTCGTCATCGAAAGTATGTGGCAATCGAGGTTTTACGGAACACACGAAAAACACGGTCTACTTTGTCGTCCTCAAGAAAGGGTACGCATACCAGCGCTGTTATTGCAGAAAGGATGTCGTACGCGAGGGCGGCGTCACGTGCACGGACTACACGAGCGACCCATGGGCCGTGCCTCCCGATATTGTCGAGTCCTTGTGGCCGACACCCAAGCCCGCAATGGTCTCGATGATGGATCTCCTGTCAAGGACGCGCCCGAAATTGAAAAAGCGGCACACGAAACGGGTTTAAAGAGAGCGTTGCAACGTGTAAGGTACATCCATCACCATGGCAACTCCCGAAACCCCCCCGCCCCTCGTGGATCCCAAGGCCGACTACCTCGACGAGGATACGATCGTCCCCAACGGCCAGCGTTTCGCGCTCGTCAGCTTCGTCGGGCCCGAGCAGCGCCAGAAGAATGACAAGTTTGGCATGAAGGTCCGAGGCTGTTTCGGGACGCGCGACGAGGCGGCCGCTCACGTCCGGAAGCTCCAGGCTTTTGACGGGTCCGTCGATATCTTCCTCCTGGAGGTTGGCAAGTGGGCTTTGTGCCCTCCCGACGCAAACGAAGTCGAGGATGTCGAGTACCAGGAACGCTACATGAACGACCTCATGAAGGGATACAAGGAATCGCAGGCCAAGGCCAAGGAGGTCTTTGAAGAGCGGAAGGAGAATATCAAGAAGGACGGGCTCGACAAGAACCTCCTTCCATCGGAAATTCTCCCCAGGCCGACGTCTGGACTCCTGCCTCCCGGCACGCTGGAGCCAAGCGCGATGCTCGAGGAGCTTGAGTCGGACGACCCCAAGGTCGCAGCGTCTGGCTCCGGGACGGCGTAACTCAAACACGCGTCGTCAATTTGTAAAAATATTTTCTCATCGTAGAGTACCAATGGGTGGTGGCTTGCTTCAACTTTGAGCGCCGAATTCAGAGTAGAAAAGTTGCGCGCCGCGGTACGCTCGAAAAACGACTCTTTGGAATCGTGTGCCGCGGGGAAACCGCTTTGACCATTTTCGAGTCGGCAGATGCCATGGTCGCCGAGGTCAGCAGCTAGTGGAATCTCATTCCGCGAGATCTCCCGATGCCGGGACCCCCTAAAGCTTCATGGACGAAACGGGATGGGAAACCTGCCCGTGGCGCGGAGATACACCGCGGTATCGTAAAACGCATGAAGATGACTTTTTGTGTTGGAAAAAAGGAAATGGGCGATCGGCAGGGATCGTTTCTACGGGCATATGGTGCGTCCGCCTACGAAACGCCTTCAACGACTGTACGGAGGTCGGCGAGCAGTGACCGTGACGCAACGGGAGCTCGCTTAAGACACAGTCTAGACCCGGACAAGTTCCACGAAATACCGCGAAAGCGGGGGTATACAAACCAGGGCAACACGCAGCCCCCTGGTAATATAACAGATATCGGTCGCGTTCGGTGCACAGGACGTCTATCTTACGGGTTTGTAAGAGCCCGAGTCGATCCAACAAATGGATTGGCTAGTCGGCGTTGCAGCCGGCGAAACTCTCAAATTCAGGGAAACCTCTAAAGCTCTGTCTACCAAGCCGGCGTGGCGACGCGTCGGTGGCTCCTGGGAAAACTTGGAGGTATGGTCATAACGACAGAGATACGACAATGGGCAATCCTGAGCCAAGCCTCTCTCGCAGAGGAAGGTGCATCGACTGTAAGGGAGTTGGGGGACACTACTAGTTCCCCTTAAGAGACAGTCAAGACCCGCCCGAAAGGGCGTCCACTGGAGGGGTTGGAGTCCTGCAACACCAGGCTTTACCTTCGAACGTGGATAGCAATGACCCTGGGAGCAAATGCCCAGGGGAGCGAGGTATAATCGTCCCCTCAGATTACCTACTTCAAGGTGGTACGCTTGGATGCCACCAAAAGCAGCCTGCCCGGTACATGGGCCTCTGTACCGGGGCAAACAGTTGGACTGCCCTTTCCAAGTTTGCTGCTAGTCCGCCGAGATCCGGGGGCGCTCTCCTCATTCACAAAAAATGAGGAGAGCGTCTCCGGGCCCGGCTGGGCGACACACTCGATTGCGGGAAAACTCTAAAGAGATCGATACGCCGCCTTTTGAGAAATCAAAAGTGTCAAAGCAGGGTAATGACCTCGCCGACCGTAACAACTCGATCTATGACAGCTTTTTCGAAAGCTGGAAATGGGCAATCCGCAGGCACTCGCCTCCCCCCGATATTGCAAGGGTATGGCGACGCCTCAGAGACTACAAGGGTGTGCGTGCGAGGGAACTAGCAACTCCCGGTGAGCATGTAAGGTATAGTCCGGCCCTGAAGGAAACTTCAGGGAATACACACATATGCCGTTTCTAGACATATGTGACGGTTCAAGCGTCACACGAACTTTGCCGTCGAGTCTGTGGCCCAGACTTTTTCGGGGGCTGTCAAGTACAACTCCCGCGTGACTGCCGTGATCAGCCGCAATGGCGATCTCCTTGGCGACTGCTGGCTCGAGTCGGTCATGGTCAAGGCTGCCGGCACGACGTTTTACCCTGCAGAAGCGGTCTGTAAGAGTATCACCGTGGAGTTGGGCGGTCAACAGTTGGATAAGATTACTGCCACGTGGATGCGTGTGTACGACAACCTGTACCGCAACACGTCCACCGACCGCTCGGCCTACAAGGGCATGACCGATTTCGTTGATGGCGAGGCGACTGGCACTGCCAAGCGTTTCTTCACCCCGCTCCTCTTCTGGTTCTGCCGCTCCCCCGGCAACTACCTCCCCCTCATCGCGTTGCAGTACCACGAGCTCCGCATCACGTTCGAGTTTGAGGACCAGGCCAACCTTGCCGGTATCGGCTCGACGGCCCTCGAGGCCACGCTGTGGTGCGATTACGTCTACCTCGACCAGGACGAGCGCAAGAAGTTCGCCGCGCAGCCCCACGAATACCTCATTGAGCAGATTCTCGTAAAATTGGATCTCAAAAGCAGCCTTCCCGACGCATGGGCCTCTGCGTCGGGGCAAAGAGTAGGACAGCCCCATATGATGTTTGCTGCTAGTCCGCCGAGTTCCGGGGGCGCTCTCCTCATTCACAAAAAATGGGGAGAGCGTCTCCGGGCCCGGCTGGGCGACACACTCGATTGCGGGAACCCCCTAAAGAGATCGATACGCCGCCTTTTGAGAAATCAAAAGTGTCAAAGCAGGGTAATGACCTCGCCGACCGTAAAAACTCGATCTATGAAGGCTTCTTACGAAGCTGGAAATGGGCAATCCGCAGGCACTCGCCTCCCCCCGTTATGCAAGGGTATGGCGACGCCTCAGAGACTACCAGGGTGTGCGTGTGAGGGAAATAGCACCTCCCGATGAGCATGTAAGGTATAGTCCGGCCTGAGGGGAAACTCCCAGGATAAACCGCAATTTACTGGTGATGAGAACGTCACGATCGCGTCGACGTCCAAGGCCCAGCAAGTAAGACTCTCGTTCAACCATCCCTGTAAGCTCCTTGCGTGGGTCATCGCCGACCCCACCAAGCACGGCCGTTTCACGGGTGGCTTCACCGGCGCGACGCAGGAGGCTCTTGCGCCCCTGCAGTCCGCCAAGCTCATGTTGAACCCATTCGACATCAAAAGCAGCCTGCCCGGTACATGGGCCTCTGTACCGGGGCAAACAGTTGGACTGCCCTTTCCAAGTTTGCTGCTAGTCCGCCGCGCTCCGGAGGCGCTCTCCTCATTCACAAAAAATGAGGAGAGCGTCTCCGGGCCGGCGGGCAACACACTCGATTGCGGGAACCCCCTAAAGAGATCGATACGCCGCCTTTTGAGAAATCAAAAGTGTCAAAGCAGGGTAATGACCTCGCCGACCGTAAAAACTCGATCTATGACGCTTCGTGAGAAGCTGAAATGGGCAATCCGCAGGCACTCGCCTCCCCCCGTTATGCAAGGGTATGGCGACGCCTCAGAGACTACCAGGGTGTGCGTGTGAGGGAGCGAGCAACTCCCGGTGAGCATGTAAGGTATAGTCCGGCCCTATGCGAAAGCATATGGGAGCCCCGGAATGGGCATGACCGCGCCGACACCCGCGTCGGCGCCGTCTACAACAAGGTGGTGCCGTACCAGGCCAACAAGGCGCTCCCGGACGCCGGCATCTACTTCATGTCGTTCGCGCTGTCGCCGTGCCAGCACGCGCCGTCGGGCAGCCTAAACCTAAGCCGGATCGACGCCGCCGTCCTTGCGCTCCAGTTCAAGGCCGCGTCTGCCGCCGGCAACGCCACCGTCACCTCGAACATTGCCAACGTCACGGCGCCCGAGACGACCACCATCGCCGATGCGACGTCGCTTTCTGCTCTGCGTGTTTTTGCGGTAAATTACAACGTTTTGCGTATCATGAGCGGCATGGGCGGCTTGGCTTACAGCAATTAGTAGTTCGTGTAATAGCAAACACAACACCAAAAAGCTTTCAAAACGACAGAACGAATCATTTTGAAAGCTTCGTCTTCCGATACTCGCGCATGTACTCTTTCTTTGCCTCTTTGTACGCTTCTTCATCTTCTTCACGCAATCGCGCCTTGTACTTGGCAGATGCAGAAGCAGGCGTGGTGCACGAGTGACACGTCCCCCTCCAGCTTTTCGTGTCTATCCTCCACGTGAACTTGGAAGGGTCAAAGTCAACGCCGCACGTATTGCATGCATCGACGTGCGGGGCATCTTCGCGTCGTACGTCTCTCTGCGCAGCTCGTTCTTTTTTTTTCGCGTAGATGCATTTCTTGCAGTCGAGACGATTCTTCTCGAACGACGTGTCATCGAGCTCCTTTTTGCAACTTTTGCATTCCTTCATTCTTCAAATCCTCATGCTTTTTTTTAATGTGCTTGAAATGTCTTTAAATGTCTTGGTTGATGACGCGTATCCCGCTGACCGCTTCGACGTCGGCCGAAAGGCCATAGGCGACCGCTAGGAATAACCGAATCTTACCAAATGTCGACGATACCCCGTCTTGCGACAAACAAACGCCAATTCTATTGGACGCCAATCGTTTACCGTTTCTGTAGACGTGGCACCCGTCGATCGTATAGCCTGCCGCCGAGTAATCAAACAATTGCCCGCGGTATGTGAACTTTCCAATCGGATATATAGTATTCATCGTCGTAGTTGTCTACCCCAGTCTTGTCTTTAAGTTTCCATTACACTCGCACGAGGTGCCCATAATCGTCTTCCACCGGCCCGCCGAGATCGTACCCGTCCCGCTTGAGCTGCTGCATCGCGACGATCTGGACCTCGAGGCGCTCGATCACCTGGTCGAGCGTCTGGCACCCGTCCAGCATCCATTTGGCCCGAATTGGGATGGGCGCGTCATCGTCCGAATCGTCGTCGACGAGATTGGGCATATCGTCGTCGTCCGTATCGTCCAGCGATTCATGTTCCCAGACCACGGTATCGTCGTCTGGGTACATGGCTCCGCGCGTATCTTTCTTTTCCCAAATCCCGCGAGCCCTTTAAGCGCCTTGGGAAAAAAAACTGCGTTGAGTATATGGAGAAGACGAGAATTCGCTTGAATCCAATGCATCACATTTTGGGCTACGTGCGCGTCGCGAACAAGAGCGTCGCGACGAGGCACCGGATCCTGCGCGCGCACCTCCATGCTCAAGGCGATACCGACGCAGCTGCACTCCACCTGATACGCCGCATCAACGTCCTTTCGATCTTCATGAAACGCAAGAACCCGCGCCTCGCATCGATTTTCCGCGACGACATGAAGTACGCACAGCGCATGCGTCACATGCTTGCCGCGCGTCGTCTTGGTGGCCGTCCGCGCTGATTAAAAAAAAGTCAATTTCCAGACCGCCTGGACGTCGTTGGGTACGCCATGGCAACGCATTCGAATCAATGTTGGCGTCTGTTGACGGTCGACATGATCTTTTTCGTCAATTCCGTAGGAAGGCGGCGCGACAGCTCCGCAACCACCATCAGCCGGCGCCGTGTCTCCGCGCATTTTTTCGTAGTGCAACGGTGACCTTTACGAAACGATGCCATGTACTTGACGGGTTTTGGGAGGAAATTGTATTGCTCCCATGGTAGGGTTTTGGAACCGATTTGGAACCCAGTTCCATCCAGCGTGATTTCCGTTTCCGCGTACTCGACGTGATAATGAGGGGGGCGATCTAGAGGCGGGGCTGACTCTAAAGGAATTCCGTAGACATACTCTGTATTGTGCCCGTCTACGTCGTGCCCATTACGCGTAATAGGCCCTTCCCTAGGTTCGCGCGGCGCTGCAGCAACGGTGCGAAAACTATGAGCTCTCCAGCCGATCAACTTCAGCTTGATGCCTAAATGTCGGCCGTACATCTCGATCGCTTCGACTCGTGCGAATCGGTATATTCGATGCTTTTGCGGGGTTCCGGAAACGATGTCGCGTTGCATGAGAATTGACCCAAGTTTCGGGTACTTGGGGAACAGACGCGCTACCGTCTGTCCAGCACTGCTCGCCAGCTCCGTGATAGCGTTAATAATCGCGTTTTTGTTTGCTTTTGACCTAAGTTGGGCTGGCTGTTGAACGCGGGAGGCAATATGGTGAAACAGCGCGTGCAGTTCGGCTACCGTCAAACGCATCAAAAGGGTGCGAGGAATTTCCGAATTCGGCTCGTTATCCAAGCTCCGGTACGGCAAGAAGTCAGGCAGGTCGATCATACGTACCAGTGACATTTTTTATCATTGCACGCTGGGTCGCCCCATCCGGGAACAGATCGCGTACCAGAAGAACTTTGTCAATCTCATGCAACGGTACTCGATTACGAGACGGCGCACGCCCGTGCACGAGCGACGTACGTCAAGGCCCAGGCCGAGTATACGCGGACGCTCCATGCCTCGAGTATTCTATACGCTCAGCACGCAGCCGTCCGCACGCCGCTGAAGAGACCGCGCGTCCCGACCCACCGGAAATGGATGTGGGGCGCCAGCGTTCGGCCATTGACCTTGTACGCGACGGGCTTGACGAGCTCGACGACAGCTTGGCCATTCACGACATCCGCGACGCCCGCGTTCTCGTACGATCCGTATGCCGTCCATGGATCCGAGGCCGAGACGACAGATCCCCAAAAGATGCACCGCACGGCATCGGGCGGCGCAATCAACGTCATGCGGAAATTCGCACGTGACGGTTTCTGGATGCGAAGAATACCGGTCGGCATGGCCGTTGGGCCGAGGAACGGGAGCCACGTCGTGCGGTTCATCGCGAGCCATACCGCCGACGCAAGAGCGACGCTCGTGAACGCCAACGATGGGTTTTGGGGACTGATGAATCCAAGCTGCGCGAGCGCGACGACAAGAACGAAAATCGAGACGATCGCATGCGTGATCATCCGGACCTTGTACATTTCCGTTACGTTACATTTTTTTCTTGGTCAGTACCGCTGGCACGACGACATCTCGAGCATATCGTCGTACCGGCGCAATGTCAGTTCCATGTCACGGACCTTGATCTTGATTTCCATCAGCTTGGCACGCAACGCTTCCATCTCGTCCACCGGCCCGTCGAGATTGAGCAGCTGCATCGCGACGATCTGGGCCTGGATCCGTTCGATCACCTGGTCGAGCTCCTGGTGCATTTTTTCGAAAAAAAAAACTGAGTGATATAAAATGGCGAGTTCCGCCACGCCCGCCGATTATGGCAAGCTGCAGTACCTCCACGTGGCATTTGCAGAAATCCTCAAGGCGCTCGATACGCTGGATTTCAACCCGAAATCACGCCGGGACGCGCGTCCGATTCTCAAGGCCGCGTCGACGGCGTGCATCTACAACGGCGACTTCTCGCCGACCATCCGCAAATATTACGCCTTTACGTCCGATTACAAAAACGTCTGGTTTACAACGTCCTTGTTCGACGTCATGCCCGACAACCTCGAACAGCACAAGAATATGGAGGAGCTGCAACTATTAATCCGGTGGCTCGCCGCCCAGCTTCTCGGCGAAGTCCGCGAGGGTCTCCGCGAAGAATTAAATATTTGACAGAATTTAAGGAAAAAAATCTGTGGTAAAGCAAGAAACGATGTTGATTCCCATCCAGCCTCAGCGCGTCGTCTTGCGTGCGCGTGCCGTCCATCGTCTCGCACGACAAAAACGGTGGCCAGCGTACGTTTTTGCAGCTATCGCGCAAGAGACGCCGCGAGAATTTCCCGACCACCCTGTGGCGTCTCTCGCGATGCATGCCGCCCACATTTACATTTTGTATCTCTCGTTTACTTTAATCGACTAGATTTCCTGTTTGCCTCGCGCAAGATATCATACGCCATAAACAATCCGACGGGTGCCTCGTGTAAAAGCCACCGTCGTGTATGTCTTTCGAGCGGTGTGTGCCCCAAGATATGGGCACACGCGGCATCGGTAAATTTCGAGATTTCTGGATCGAGGAGTCCAATTGCTTGAACTTTGAGCGCGAGATACGTCGTATCAAACGCCATTGCGCGAGCCGGTCCCATGGCGACTTTGAACGCTTCGAGCGGGACGACGAATTGGGGATCGATGAGCGCCAGCTCGTACCGCGTCCCACCAACGAAGCGAAACATGATATTGTCAGGCGAGAGGTCTCCGTATACGAGCCCCTGCGCCGCGAGCGTATCCAGAAAACGCTGCAGAATGGCGGCAATGTGCGCCGGCGACCTGGCGGGATTTGGCGCCGCGCGTGCCATTGCCCTGATACATGCCGTCATCGTAAAATCCAAGCGTTCCATTGCCATCACGACGTATGCCGCATCGACAGCGACTCCCGGCACGTGGACCGTCCGCGTCGTCGAGAAGGCGAGGTGCGCGCACGGAATACCTCGAGATTTCAGGAGCGCGTAATTGGCAGGCTCGTATTTGCACCAGCTCGTCCGGATATCAGCTACTTTGAGGATCTTGGTCGTGTCCCGCAACGTATATATGCGTCCCATACCACCGTGCGTTTCCAGCGCCTCGACCGTCACGTCGAGACCCGCGAGAAGTTGGCGGAGTGCAGGCGGGGGTTTCGTGCGGCACTGCGCGACGTTCATCGTATGCGGGAACCCCAGAATCAGCTCGAGAAGATCGGGAGGAATTTCGATGTGGTCTGGCGCAGGCGTATCTGAAGACGAAAGAACCTTGTTCGAAAATACCGTCTTGTTCCACCGGGCAAATTTGGCTTTGAACGCGGCGTACCATCGGCGACACGTGGCGCATCGCGTGGGAAACGGCAATGTCGTCGTGAGGAGCCTATCGTCCACGACGCTCATTATTACATGTACCAGAGAGTTTTTTTGCCTCGTTTGTCTAGAGACCGGTGACGCCCGATCCGCTCGTCACGTAATCCAAATTGCCCTGGACGACGACGAGCGAGGCGATGTTGTTTGCCCAGCGCCATGAAAGACGGTGGTTTCCGGCGCCAAAGACACCCGACTTGCCCTGGAAATCGGGTTCGGAGTAGACACGCAGCGAAAAGCCGATGGGAACGCGAATGCTCGAGACCGAGTTGTCGGCGTCGGGGCGGTACGATACAATATTGGCATATTGACCCGCAGGGAATTCGGTGCGCACGCCGTCAAAGCGCGACCCGCTGAAGAGCTGGACGTCTTCTCCGCCATACTGGCCCCACTCGTTCGCGTACACGTCATTCTGGATGGGCTGGCGACGGGCGTTGTGGCGGCCGCGCCATTTGTATGCGTATGCCTCCTTGGCGCGCGTGATGAGCATGGCAATCGCCACGAGCGCAATGATGATCCACATCGAATTCATAGCGTATGATATTCGATGTGAACATTTTTTTTTTACGTGGTCAAAACCCCAAAAGATCAGAAGAGTCCTTTGATGGCGTTGAATGCGCCGACGGCAAAATTCTTGGTCTCATTGACTGCCGTCTTGCCGATATTTGGTTTGGCAGGAGCCGGTTTGGCAGCGGCGATCGGTTTGGCAGGAGCCGGTTTGGCAGCGGCGATCGGTTTGGCAGGAGCCGGTTTGGCAGCTTTGGGTTTCTTGCATTGTTTTTCGCCATTTGCGCCGTCGCTCCACGAACATCCTGTATCCGTCGTACCAGAAGGACAGACCCACTTCCCACCGGCATTGACGCGCCGGACGTAGTCGAATTTGGACGCGTCGTCAGGCACGCATTTCGAAACGGGTGCGCCAGCGCGCTTGGGTTTCTTGCACTGCTTTTCGCCATTGGCGCCATCGCTCCACGAGCACCCGGTATCCGTCGTACCCGAAGGACAGACCCACTTGCCACCGGCATCAACGCGTCGGACGTAGTCGAATTTGGCCGCGTCGTCGGGCGTGCACTGCGTCGGTGCCGGGGGTCCGCGCGCGCCGGCGCCCTTGATGCGCTTGCACTGCTTCTCGCCATTTGCACCGTCGCTCCACGAGCAGCCGGTATCGATAGTTCCGGACGGACAGATCCACGTCCCATTGACGCTCACGCGACGAACGTACTCGAATATGGCGGGGTCGCCAGGATTGCATTTTGACCGGACAGATTTGGGTTTCTTGCACTGCTTTTCGCCATTGGCGCCATCGCTCCACGAGCACCCGGTATCCGTCGTACCCGAAGGACAGACCCATTTCCCCCCGGCATCGACGCGCCGCACGTAATCCCACTTGGCAGGGTCGTCGGGCGTGCACGCGCTCGGTGCCGCAGCTGGGACCATGGTTGTTGGCGCCGACACGGGCGCTTGCAGCGGCGCCTGCGGAATGGCCACGTCCGTC